ACCTTGTTGACCGTTAAGAGGATTCCATACAATTCTCCACCAATCTCTAAGTGTTTTATATACGTAAAGTTCGTTTGCATCATTCAAGTTCAACGAGAAATCAATTGTTAAATCAACGGTAGTACCGGAAGGAACACCAGAAGCATATGAACGAGTTGCCCATTTATACTTTTGTTCGATAACAGGAGAACCTTTGTCTTGATTCAAACCACCAATCTTGTTTACGTGTTCAATTAGTACATCTCCTCCAGAGACAGCACTCGGTGGAATGACTGACACCTCAAAAAGGTTTTGATACATTGGTTCGTAGTACTTGGTAGAAGCTCTACTATTCAAAAAATGTGATAATGCCATTTTTATGTTGTTTTTTTATATTTATCTTTAAGCATCGAAAATAGAGCCCGAAGGCTCTATTTTGATTATTTCATCTTATAGGAAGTTTCCAGTTGCAATTGATCCAGTTTTAAGGATTGTAGTTCTATGAACAAGAATTCCAAGGCCTCTAACAGGTTCAACGTATGTATCAAGAATACCTATGTTGTTATCTATGATTTCCGGTGTATTGTTAGTCGTATCCATGATATTTTGGAAGTCGTAAACTCCTCCATCAGAAAGAATCTGAGTTAAGAAGTTATCTGCCAAAGTCTTGATTTCAAGTCTGTTTTGTGCAGTATTGAATTCCCAACGGTAATTTTTGAGGATAGCCTCAATACCATCTTGGATGTAGATTAACAATTCTCTAACGTGAACTTGAGAAAGGGCAGATTTGATATTTTGCTGACCTGTTTGGTTAGCATTGATTACCAATCCAAATCCTCTCTTGTTTACGATAGCATTATATCCGAAAGGTTCGATGTTATCTAAATCAGTTCGATCGAAGTTATATTCAACTCCAACTACTCCTTCACCGTTAACAATACCTCTTCGAGGTCCAGCAACAATCGAGTAAGGAAGTGCTAGATTATATTTATCGATGAATAAGTTAGATATGTGAGCAGCAGGTGGAACTGAGTAATTTCTACCAGCATCTCTAATAACTAAGTTAGGTCCGTAGTAGGCAGCATAATTAGATCCATCAGCGATTCCAGGCATAGTGAAAACGTTTGTTGGATTCAAATCAAGATTACCTCCAGTTGGAACGTAACGAGTATCAAATGTAGATGAACTATCGAATTTGAATAGCGGATTTGTGCTGTTCTTAAATTGCTTAACTGAAGGCATGTTACAAATTGCAAGAGCATTTTGTCTAGCTTTTGCCAATCGAGTTAAACGTATTTTAGTTGATGGCTCAATTCCACCTTCGAAAGTATCGACAATATATCGGAAACTAATTACATCTCGGTCAGCCAATGCAGCACCAAGATTTGTATCATCAAGAACATCTAAGATTTCATTTTGTCTGATTAAAGTACCATTAGGTAATTGATCGTTTCTTAAAGTATAACCTCTAAGTGTATGGAATCTGTAATGATCTACAAAATTATCTATTGATTTATATCTTTCAACTTCGTTTGTAGAAGAGATAAAGATTGCATCATTAGTTGTAACTTTGATTTTTTGGTAATTAGCAGATAATGGATCAGTTTCTTCAAATACTCGAACAATTCTAGTTAATCGAGATTTTCCGGTAGTAGGATCGATTTTAGTTGCAGTACCAGTACCTCCAAAGTTTTGAACTAGATATTGTCCAGCCTTGATTTCTCCAGTGAATCCTTTAAGACCAAGTGGACCTGAAGCAGAATTATCAAACCAAACTGAAGTAACAGGATTTGTATAAGTTCCATCAACCTCGAATGATTCGTTAATATCTCCGGTTAAAGTAAGAATCTCGTATGAAGCTTGAGTATCAATAGCAGTAGCTCCGGTGTAATCTTCACTTTCCCAAGCATTAACTCTAACATAATTAGATAGCTTAGAGAATACAGGATCATAATCAACTGTTGCAGAATTAAATACATCTTCTAAGTTGAATACACTACCTGAATAATCGTTAGCAGAAACTGTAGTAAATTGAGCGAATGCTAAAGCGGTAGCACCGTCGATATTAATTTTATCTCCATCTGTAATTGTACCGGCAAGATTTGCGGCATAAAGATCAGATTGACGTCCAGCAAAAAGTCCGGCAGTTGTACCGTCACTAAATACAAAATCAAGTGAAGGAATTAAACCAACTGCAAAGGTACCATCAGTTCCACCAGTAATTCCGGCATTCATTCTGTAATAAGATATTGCAGTAGATGTTGGACCAGTAACTCCTGTATCGGCAGTCAATGAGATTTTAAGATCAACGTAACCGTTAATCGTAGATGCTTCTTTTGAATTTACATGTACAAAGTTTGCGCTTCCTAATCCAGTAGAACCAGTAGCTCCAGCTTCAATATAAGTTACATTTGCATCAACCTCATCAAGGAATGTTGTATAATCAGCAGCAGTTGCGAATGCAGAATATTCAGGTCCAGTAAATGCATAGCTAGGTCCATAAATACGTAGAATATCGTATTCTCCGTTTTGGTATCCTGTAGCACCAGTTAAACCTCCAGAAGCGATTAAGAAGGCATTAGCCGTAGCTCCAGCGGTTGCAGCAGCAACGAAAGTTAAACCAATTCCTGTAGCTCCAGTATAACCTAAATTAGATTTAATAGAACCGTAATAAGAAAGGAATTCGATCGTATTAGGATCTTCACTTTCGATTCCACTACCGATAAGGTCAATTTGATCTCCAGAAATTCCTTCAGGATTATCATCTAACTCCTCTCCATCAAATCCAAGAAGTAAACCAGTTTTTGAAGTTTCTAGATTAACTAGATCTTCGATATAAAGATTTTCTCCATCTTTTGATTGGAATTCAGGAACAAGAGCTCCAGTGTAAACTCCTAGAACGTTAACTGAATCTAGATTCAAGAATGCAGTTAAACCGTCAGTTACTTGTCCGAACGAATCGGTGTAATTTTTCTTAAGACCTTGAGCAGTGAAATAATCACCGTATGTAGGATCTATAGATAAGTTTGTGTAATTTGAAAAGTCACCTTCAATAATGATAAGATCGATCATATAATCTTTGATATAATCTGTATCTCTCATGAATTCAGGAACTTGTCCGGATTGGAACCAATCCTTTGCAAGTATATCAAAACCTAAAGCATCAGTTTTCTTAGTGATAACCGAGATAGTTTTTCTACTTGTATTTGCAAGATTTAGTAATCTTTGGCTCAGTACGCTTTGTGATGTTCCGTTATTAGCATAATCAACAAAAGTTTCAGCATCGGTGAACCAGAACTTATCTTTGTTAAAGTAAGAGCTCAAAGGAGCATTTACTCTAGACGAATTCGTATAGGTTGCTGATGTCGAAATCGATTGAAAATCTGATTTATCTAGATCATCATCTAAAGACAATAAATTGAGGACGATAATAGGTCCTCGGTTTAAACATTCAAGAGCCATTCGATGAAAGAAAGAGCCTTTTCTTTCCAAAGTTGTATCAATATCTCCGAATATGGTTTTGAAGAAAACTGAATCCTGAACAAATACCGGAGTATTAAAAGGACCTTTCTTCGAAAAACCAATAATAAGACGAATAGTCTCGGAAGGAATATTGATAATTTGACTCTTATCAAATTCCAGACGATATACACCGCTGGACTTGAATTGTTGTAGACTTGGTGATAGTGCCATTTGTGGGTCTAATTTTTTTAACTATATATCTAAGTAGATCATAGGAATTTCTTAGAAAAGATCGTAAAATCCTTCTCCGTCGTCTATGCTATCTACTATTTTTTCAATTTTATTTTGTTTATCTTGTGGAAGTGAATCGAAATACTCTTCAACTGTTTCGGAAAAGTCAACAGTATCAAAAATTGAAGAAGCATTAACCGTACTCATGATTATATCATCATTTCCAGTTTGTGCAGAATAAGAACCATTAGCGTTTCTAGAAAACATTGTAGCTTCAGAAACCGACATTTTTTCATGAAGTACAATTCTTCCTAACTTAACCGATCGTTTTAGCTTCTCGCAATAAATTTTCTTGTTATCTTTATTGAGTCGTATTCCAGGCTTCTTTATATTGGATCCTACTCGATGCGAAAATCTAACTAAAGATTCTTCATCAAAGTCATTATTTGCCGGATATAGAGTAACTAGATTTTTGATTAACGTAGATCCGTATGTGTTATATTCTACAATTAAACGATGATTTTCTTGATTGAATACCTTAACACAAAGTGAATAAAGTATTTTAGATGCATCATCGATATCGTGTATATTTGATCTAAAAAGACCAATTTGTCTAAGTCCAAAGAACTCATAAATACCACCAGGAGAATCAATTGAATCTATGTCATCATCATTTAATGCCTCAATTTTGAATATATTAAAGACGGTATAATCTCGTCCAATTCCTTCAGCTAAATCGATTGAAGTTACAAAGAAGTTTGCATCGTTTTCGATTTCAGTAATATCAAAATCAGGATGCCATTTTAGTCCGCTATAATCGATACCTAAATCATCTAAAGGATCTATTTCTCTAAAATCAAAATCTACCATTCCAGATTCTAGCCTCATCAGTTCCTCCGCTGAAAATAGAAGAGATTGTGATGATAGGAATTGACATCCGTATTGTTGATTGAAGGCTTCTTCTGATCCTAAATTGGCTATTTCTCGTTGCTTCCAGGCTTCATCTCTCCCAGGAACTTCCCACCAATCTACTCTGAGCGGTGTATATTCATTATCACCTTTAACTGCTCCTTCATACAAATCATGAAATAGATCATATCCATTAGGTGTACTTGTGATAATCACACGAGATATCGTTGAAGATGATAGTGTTGGATATACGTTTTCGTAAAACGGTCTTTTAATACTTTCTTGAATGTGAGCAAACTCGTCCAAGAATAAGAGGTGGATGGTAAAACCAATACCACCGGTTTTTGTTGTATTTTGTCCTATTATTCGACATTTATTATCGAACATCATAGTCATTACATCCTTCTTAATTACTCCTGGTTTGAGGAAGAAAGGAAGTCCTTCTACAACAGTTCGAATCTTGTCCATGATTTCTTTTGTCGTAGCTCCTTTGTTGGACATAAGAAGTACGTTCTTATCAAAGTGAAAGAGTAGATACCAAGTAAGGAATATTGCAGATGTAATTGTTTTACCGATTTGTCTAGGAGCAACAAATATGTTCCATCGATTATTTTGATATGATTCAAGTACTTTTTCTTGATATGGACGAAGTTTAATTTTTTGATAACCTTCATCCGTCATTACAGTACAATGAGTATTAGCAAAATAAACAATGTCTTTTGCACATTTCTTAAGTTCCTCAAATTCCTCATCAGTATACTCAAAAACGAGATTACCTCTCTTGAAATTCGGATCACCTTCATAAAAAGGATGTTCGGCTATATTATATCCGTCCTCAATTGCCTGAAGTATTTGCTTTACTTTTTCGGTTGTCCAAACCGTTTTTCCAGCATTAGGATCTTCTTCTTTATATTCTTTTACTTTGAACATAAATTACATCTCATTTTGTTCTTCTGAATCAAAGTCTTCTGGATCTACATTTTCATCATCCATTTCTTTTTGTAGCTCAATCATTAGATTTCGAGTACCTCTAACCGTAGTTCCTGAACCTTCAATCTTTTTGGGTTTTTCTTCACTATAATCAGAATATATGTCAATATCTCTTTTGATCTTTTTCATATTTTCTTCAGCTGCCATCATATGAAGAGTTTGATGCTTCATAATATCTAATAAGGTCTTTTGAAGGCCTCCTAAAACCTCAAACATTCGAGGTGAAGCTTCTCCGGCATCAATGGATCTAGCTAATGTAGTTATTGCATGTTCTGCAATTTGCATTTGAAAGATTAAATTAGAAAGAGTCATTACATCTGTCTTGGCCTTGAGTACAATATACTCATTCTTATCGATGATTTCTTCTGATAGATAAAAATCTAAAAGACCTTTCATCAGACGCTTTGCCTGATTTAAAGACTTTCCTTTAGTACCGACGTAATCCATCGGTTCGTGTTCACGGAATGCAGGTAAATCATCAGATCCGGTTGATGGAGTATCACCTCCTAATAAATCATCCAATGATCGTCTAATTTCCTTCTTCCCTTCTTGGTTTTCTTCGTTTTCCATATTTCATTTATATGCGTAATAAGATAAAATGTCTATCGAACATATTCTCTCACCATTCTCAACGGTGGAATTGCATTATCTACAAGAAGAGTTTGATGACTATCTCTAACCACATATTGATTAAGGAGAATAGGTTGCTTTTCTTCTTCTATCGATTCCTTCCAAATTCGAACATTAGTGATGTCGAATGTTCCAGCATAAAGATCATATGCTGTAGTTGTTGGTTGTACTGCAGTAGGTGTTATGTCGATGTTCTTGGTATAAATTAATCGTAGATCAGTTGTTCTATTGGCTCCAGGTTGATTTGGGTTGTATCTCATTTCCCAAATGTGTAGTGTTGCCTGAGAGAATTCATTCATTTGATTTATCATGATTCCATACCATTTACTTTTGGTAAGTTTCGGTAGATCGTCAAATGTATAAGTGATTTCGTTAATTTGAAAATCTAGACTTTCCGTGAATGGTACTCCTGAATCATTTCCATAATTCAATTTCATCGAATAACCTTTGTTTTCAGATTCGTTGAATCCTCTTAATAAAGTGTCTGTGGTATTTACCTGTGGATCAAAATTGGCCTTTTCATGTTTAAACCAAAAACTAAATCCTGTGTTATTTTCGATAGTTCTATTTACTTGTAGCTTATATCTCACTGCCAAAGAATTTCTTTCGGTTGATGTCATCTTGTAATAGTATTTACCAACTACCGTAAAGTAATTGTTAAGTTCTTCTGTCGGAATCTCTAAGGTCTCATTTATCAAAGATCTAATGTGATCGAATCCACCAATTGAAATCGTTTTATATTGTTCCGGTTTGGTAACTTTATCAAATTCGTTATTAATTTCCGGTTGCAAAAGTTCGTCAAAATTAACCGTGAGATCATCAACATACTGAGCAATCTCGGGATTTTCTCGCATAACATTTGCCTTGTCTTGCCATTTATAAAGAGTGATCTTGTAATAGTATTCCTTCATCATGAAATCTCGATGTAGATAAGCAGAATGTACTTCATACATACGATCTAAAAGAGGAAAGTAAAGATAATCTTTTTCTTCTGGTAACTTATCAAATCCGAATGCTCGTTGAAAATGCTCTCTAACAATATGAATCTCGATACTTTCTTGAAAGTCCATATCGAAAGGCATAAATTGAACATTGTTTTGCGGAAATGCATTATCCGGCACAAGAACTTTAATGTCTTTTACATCATCAACCGTGAATAAAGAGTATTCCTTAAGTACTGTATCTGCAGATTCTTTTCTTGGATTGACTTTGAAGTAACGTATAC